ACCTGACCATAAGGGTAAATTGGGTGAAAAGTCTTAACGACATTAGCCGCATGAGTTGTTGTAATGTCAATGCTTTTTCCATTGACTGCATTGACTGTCTTTGACCCGTTAAAAGCTGATCCACAACCTGTGACTGTAATTGTCTGCCCGACATAGAAAACGTCCTCAACGTAATCGTTAAAATATAAGACCCCTGCTGTGCCGTTGTTAGAGTGACCTGTTGCTGGAAGTACGTTTGTCCATAGAAAAGGCAACAAGACATCATCAGAGGCATCGCAGACTGACTGCAATACGGCATCAGTATAGAGAGTTCCAATACCTAGTGCGGTACGAAGCTCTGCGACTGTTGTGATGCTCATTGTTATCCTTTCTAAAGACTCAAGGGGACTGCAAGGGCTCTGGCAGCCCCCTTGAGCGACTTAGGGTGTTATCAGGTTAAGTTAAACCAGTTTGCGCCAGCCGCTAGCTTAGTGGCGAGTGCGCCCTGACCGAATAGTAGAATATCTACAGTTCCGTCAGAGTTAATGTTTGTACGAAGTTGCTGACGAGCACCCTCATACCATGTGTAAGCATCTGGGTTGATAACAGCCATTGAGTAATCTGCTGTTCCAACTCCGCCAGAACCCTTCATGTAGCGAGATACGCGTAGATCAAGTCCTGCTACGTTTCCGCGCAAACTTGTAGGCGATAGCGCACCTGCATTATTTTGAGGGTTTGCAGCGATGTAGATTGGGCGTCCAGCATCGTTGTAGCTCATGATGTTAGCCCATTGTTCTGGTGTAACAATCATGTTGCGAGCAAAGCCAAGTGATGCAGAATAAACTGCTGCTGCCGCGCTTGAGACGTAGGATAGTAATCCTGTTGCTGAATTAGCTTGTGCTGTTGCGTTAAGTGTTCCTGCGCCCTGAATTGCTGTAGTTACAAACTCTTCTGTATCTTTAGCATAGGCATATTCCATTTGAACAAGAAGTTCATCAAGAAATGCAGGTGTTGAGTTTGTAAGAAGTTCGAGAGTAGTAATTGCACGACCCTTGAATGACTTCTTTGTAACTGTAATAAATGATGCTTCAAGTTGTGACTCTGTTACTGCGCCATTCTCGTCAATCTGGTCAACAAGAGGAACTTCAGTGATCTTTGGCAACTCGAATGTTTTTCCAAACTCTGGCATTGTGCCACGAGAGACCGAGTCAATCATCGGACGATCTGCGTTTGAGAGGAAGTTTAGGAGCTGTGTGCTCTGTGGTGTTGGGATAAATCCTGCACCTGTTGTCTGATCGTTGTCAGCAGCGCGTAGCCATTGACGTGATTCATCGTCACCAAAGACATTTGCCTTTAGTGTGTTTTCCAAGTAGTTACGCTTTGTAACTTCAATTCTTGGAGTTGTGTACATCATCGCTTGCACAGTAGGACGAGCAGCCTCGACAGCCGCAGCTTCTACTGATGGTGTTGCTTCGACTGGTGTGGTTTCTTCCACGACTGTCTCGCTTTCTGTAGTTGGGGTTTCTTCAGCAGGAATTACTTCTTCTGCTGCTATCTCTAGCACCTCGGCGGACTTAAATGCCGCTTCTGTGACAAGAGAAACTTCTTTTAGTTTGGCGGCGGTAACTACTGTGTAGCCATCGCGTGATGGCTTAGATGAAATAATCTCTGCGCCGATTGACAAGCCAGACACAAGCCCTTCCTGTGCCATGACAAGCGCATCGTTGCCACCTGATGAACGTGACAACTTAAAGGTTGCATAAATGCCATCTTCGCGGATTTCTGCCGAAGTCATGCGACCAACTGGCTTCTTCATGTCGTGTTGTGACAGCAGCTTAATCTTTGTCGGATCAGCAATTTCGATAGAGCCAGCAGCAAATGTGTATGCGCCTAGATTGGTCTGTCCAATTTCACCAGTTCCCATTGGCACGATTTTGCCAGAGATTTCGCGGCGTTCTTCGCTGCACTCAATAGAGGCGGCTTCGATGTACAAGGTTTCCATTATATTGTCTCACTTCCGTTTGGAGTTAAATCTTCCATTTCCATCGCTTGTTCAGTTGTAATTAGTTGAAGTTCAAGCATCTTCTCAATTACAAGAAGTCGCTCCATTGGTTCTGTACGAAGGAATGAGTCATCAAGTGCAAACTTGACGTAATGCCCTGCGGTTGAAATATCATCCATAGACAAGCGAGATTCAATAGCTGAAATGTAAGGCTGGAAAGCAAGGGCTACCAACTGCTTTCTTTCATCCAAGATATTGGCGTAAGTCATAGATGTGTTCTGATCCGCTGAAACATAGTAAGCAGGGATTCCGCAAAGGCGGGCAATTTCTGTCGCTAAGTTCTGGATTGCCTCGTTGTACATCATATCTTTAGGTGAGAACTGTGTGCCTTGGAACTCAAGAGTGCTAGTTAGGTAGGCAGTTGAGTTATTTTGACGGCTGCGCTTCCAAGCTGCAAGGAGACCAGATACTTCTGCTGGTGGTAGGTCTGCTCCTGTGTTCTTCAATATGCCAGAAGCCATTGGTGTAGCTGAAGCAATAGCAGCAGCCTTGTTAATGTCAATCGCTGACTGAATAGTACGAGAGCCAGCATTAAGTATGCCTTCGTTGAAGGCTTGGAATGTTACAAGTGATCCTAAACCTGACATTGGGCGAGGTGAGCCATCAACATAGTATTGAGTTACATATACGTTGTGAACATCTAGGTCAAAAGTGACACGTGTGTTAGATACCCACTCGAAAGAAGCGCCTCTTCCGTCCTCCTGATAAACCTCGACAATTTCAAGAAAGGCTTGCCCATACATGAGAAGGCTGTCAACCAACCAGCTTATTGTTACAAACTGTGGCTGTGACTTGGAAAGTTGGTGAACCCAACGTGGCGCAGCAATATCCTCGCCTGTGGACTTCTTCTTGTACTCAAGAGGAATTGTGCCTACTGTGCAAAGTAAATCGCGGCAACGTTTAAGAGCTGGAACGCTCATAGCATCGCGGCGAGAGATAACTGGGAAGGTGAAGCTGTAAATTGAGTTAAGGTTATCGCCCATGATGTGCGGGGCGGCTTGTGCTTCAATTACTTGCGGCTTACGCGAAAAGAGACCCATAGGTCGCAATTATACACTACATATAGATTATTCTGTGTATATAGCCGCTACCTGTTGTGGTTTGTAAAGCATGTGAACAACCATGGCGGTTGCAATTGCTCCAGAGACATCTCCCGCACTCTTGCGTTTAACAATGCGCCATGCCGAGTCATTAACCTTGGCTGCGCAGTTATTCATCTGCTGAATCCAGTTCTCCTGACCTGAATGAACAAGGCGCTTTGAGTTAAGGCTGTCATTAAGGTCTCCGCAAGCCTGATAGAAGGATGCGCCAGAGATGTCTTGCACAATCTGTCCTGCGTTCGAGAGCTTGTCCGCAATTGACTGCGCTGTGTACTTGTCGTAGCAGATTTGCCTTGGGCGATACTGGTCAGCCCATGCCTTGATGTCCACCGCAATCTTTAGATCATCAACGCTTACCTGTGACTCCCACGTCTGTAGGATTCCAACTCCGATGCGACCATCTGGGAGTATCTGCCCAGCAACCAAACTTGCATTACGGCGAGACGGACTGACATCAAATGCAAATACTGTATAGCCGCCCACAGGAATCGTGAGTGTTGAGTCGCTCGTCTCCTCAAGGATTCCATGAGCCCACGGAGAAGCCAGAGAGTCAATCCATTGGCAGAGCAGCTCTGTTCTAGTGTTTTCAATAGGGCTAGTCGCAACAGCTTCTTCAAGTGCTTCCTCGCTTATCGTATATCCGAGTGCTGGATTGGCTTGAGCCCAACCAACACGATCTGTAATCTTGCAATACTGGGGAGCGCTGTACTCATAGAACCCAAAGCTCTTAGGCGGGTTCTCTAGCGCCCTTTCTCTCATGCCATTGAGGACTACCGAGAAAGCGTCTCCTGCATTTGAGGTAAGAAGCGTTTGAGCATTTGGACGCGCTCTAGTTGTAGGGATAGCAGCTCTAAATCCTTCTTCGTTAATCTCTCGGAGTTCGTCAATGAAGAGGAAGTCTGCAGTACGTCCGCGAGATCCGTCTCGAGTAGCCGCAACAACGTCCAGCCTTCTTCCGTCCAGCATCTCAATAGACTCTGTGCCGTTGGCGTACCTGATCTGCTTGACGAAGCCTTTGAGGTGGTCATTGTTCTCCAATACTTGTGCGACTTGTCTAAAGGTGTCCAGAGCCATGCTTCGATTAGAGGACATGATGAGGACGTTCTTACTATCCCACTTAAGCAGGTGAGCCAAGATAAGCATACGAGCTAAGTGGGTCTTTCCGTTCTGTCGAGCAATAAGTAGCAGGTTTGTCTTGCGAATCCACATGCCCTTCTTGTCCACGCCCAGCATGTCCTTTAGGACGTACTCCTGCCATGGCAGAAGCGGCATATCTATGATTGTGCAAAGGTCTTTTACATCTTGCAGCTTGTTAGCGCCTTTTAATGGGATGCTGGCAAGCCTTGGTTTGGTTGCCCCTCGTAGGGCTTTGGTGCGTTGGGCTGGCATCGGGTTAATTCCCGACTGGTCTGGCTGTAAATGGACTGTCTTGGTGAATCTCCGACTGCATCGGAGAGGGAA